GAATAAATATACCTTTTGATGATGAACATTATATGGAAACTACAATTGGTCAATTGAATTTTTTTAAATGGGCAATTGAAAATGATGTGTTGAAATATATTGAATCCAATTATTCAACAATTGATAATGATATGAATGCAAGAAATACCACATCTAAAAGGAAAAAAAATATCACTGTAAATATAACAAATGAACCAATCACAGGAGTATCAACGTCATCATCATTAAGTAAAACACGAAAAAAACGGGAAGAATTATCAGTGTCTGCATGCAAATGCATAAAAACTGAATCTGTAAATATTATATTGCATTTTTAAAGATAATTGGTGATGAAAAGTGATAATATATGATTGTAATATGTCTATAATTCCTGTGAAAATTCAATGCATATATAAATTAAAATAAACTAAAATAAATTAAAATAAATGAATGAATTGATTAACCAAATTGACCAAAATAAATGACTGAATATGAAACATACGTATCTTTAGGAAATTAATAATTCATACAAATAAAATCACCAAATTATTTATATGAATTTCACCAAAAATTTCAAAAAATGTGTTTATTTTTGAAATTTTTTTCTTTTATATAATATATTAAAGAAAAAATGGCAGGCGGTTTAATGCAACTTGTAGCTTACGGCGCACAGGATGTTTTCCTAACGGGAACTCCTGAAATTACTTTTTGGAAGGTTTCTTACAGACGCCACACCAATTTTGCAATGGAATCTATTGAACAGACCTTTCAAGGACAAGCTGATTTTGGTCGTCGTGTAACTTGTACCATCAGTAGAAACGGGGATCTTTGTTACCGAACTTATTTACAAGTGACTCTTCCTGAAATTAATCAGGACATGAAAAATACCAATGGTGCTTTTAACCAAGGTGTGTATGCTCGTTGGTTGGATTTCATTGGGGAACAACTTATTGCACAGGTAGAAGTTGAAATTGGTGGTCAGCGCATTGACAGACAATATGGTGACTGGATGCACATCTGGAATCAGGTAACTCTAACCTCAGAACAACAACGTGGATATTTCAAAATGATTGGAAACACCACCGCCCTTACCTACATCACCGATCCTACATTTGCTCCTATTTCAGGTCCTTGTTCCTCTGCAAGTGGTCCTTCTCAAGTGTGTGCTCCCAGAAACGCACTTCCTGAAACCACTCTGTATATTCCTCTCCTATTTTGGTTTTCTAAAAACCCTGGTCTGTCTCTTCCTCTGATTGCTCTTCAATACCATGAAGTGAAAATTAATTTGGATATTCGCCCTATTGGTGAATGTCTGTGGTCTGTTGGGTCTCTTAACCAGACCTCTGGAACTGCCACCACTTCTCTCGCTTACCAACAATCCCTTGTTGCTGCTTCTCTCTATGTGGATTATATCTTTTTGGATACGGATGAACGTCGTAAAATGGCACAAAACCCCCATGAATACCTGATTGAACAACTGCAATTCACTGGAGATGAAAGTGTGGGAAGTTCCTCCAATAAAATCAAATTGAATTTCAATCACCCTGTGAAAGAACTTATCTGGGTGGTTCAACCAGATGCAAATGTTGATTATTGCTCATCTCTGGATGCTTCGCAACTTCTATTTAAAACTCTGGGTGCTCAACCCTTCAATTACACTGACGCCATTGATGCTCTACCCAACGCAATCCATGCATTTGGTGGTCCTTCTGAAGTGTCTGGTTCCAACTCATTCATTGCATCCAATGGTCTTTTCCAAATGCCCGGTGCAATTGACAGCAGTGGTGCAGGTCCCGATTGGTATTATGCCACTGCAGACACTCCTTTTGTTCCACAGGGGGGTGCTGCAAATGGTTCATATGTGTCTGATGCTGGTACGTTTGTTTTATCTGAAACCGCTCTTGACATGCACTGCTGGGGAGAAAATCCTTGTGTTACCGCTAAACTTCAACTTAATGGACAGGATCGTTTCTCAGAACGTGAAGGTTCTTATTTTGATGTGGTACAACCTTATCAACATCATACCCGCAACCCTGATACCGGTATTAACGTGTATTCTTTCGCTTTAAGACCCGAAGAACACCAACCGAGTGGGTCATGCAATTTCTCCAGAATTGATAATGCTGTTCTTCAACTTGTTCTTTCTGCTGGAACTGTTGCCGGTGTCGCCACTGCTAAAGTTCGTGTCTATGCTGTTAATTATAATATATTAAGAGTTATGAGCGGAATGGCTGGTGTCGCGTACAGTAACTGATTCTGCTTGGTATGGCAGGGTTTTTGTGACCAACATACAAATAAAAACAATAAACATATAATCAATAAAAACAATAAAAAATATGTAAATATTAAATACAATACATCTAATATTTACAACAAAACAAAAAGACCAACATTTTAATGTGACACAAAATTGTGACATTTTACAACAAAATTGACATATTACAACAAAACAAAAAGACCAACATTTTACTGTGACACAAAATTGTGACATTTTACAACAAAAATTAACAATAAAAAATGTTGCACATACAACAAACTACCATTGCACGTTGATGCTTACGGCAATGTTTCTTTTGTTTTTTTTCTATATTCTGCAATTTCTGCTGCACGTATTTTTTTGTATTTTTTGTCACCGTACTTTTCTTTCAATAGTTGTCTTTGTTTTCGTTTTCTTTCGATTGCTTCTTGTTTTATTTGTTCTTGTGTTTTTTTGTTTGTTTTAACCATAATATTGTTATTTTTTAGTGATGGAGTTGGTTGTATTTGTTCATTTATTGTTGTAATATTTGTATTTTGAAGAGGTTGTATTTGTTCATTTATTGCAATAATTGAATTTTGCAAATGTAATGAAGAATGGGGTATTTTACGATAATAATAGTGATATATAAGTTGTATTTTTTCCATAAAATCATTGTAATTGTAATTATTTTTCATAAAATTACATTCTCCACAACACGGTTTGCAGTTTTCAAAAATAGATCCTTTATCGTTGTCAGTTCTATCAATTCCATTTTTATGGATTTGTGTTGGTTCTTTTCCACAAATATAACAATTATTTTGTGTTATTTGTTGAAATTCATTTTCTGTTATTTCAAAATTTAATTGTTTTTTATTTGCACTTGATTTATAGGATGAATATTTTATTGTGAAATGATTGGCGAATGCATCTGGATAATAATTTCCGTCTTTCATTTTATCGTTGTATGTTAATATATGTTCTATTCTTTCTAAAAATACATCATTATTTAGTGATTTTTTCATATAATTGCACATGTCACAACAGGGAACACAATTGTCAATTGTATATCCAATGGTTTGTATTTTTTTGTCAATTCCATTAAATTGTTTTCCTTCAGAAAACAACCCACAATAGTAACATTCTTGTTTTACAATATTTTGAAATTCAGTTTCACTTAATTCAAATGCTATATTTTTATTGTTTGATGTACGACGATATGTAGAATAATGTGCATCAATATTATTTTTTTTATTTTCATTGATTTCTTTACATTTTTCAGGATTTCTTTCTCTCCATTCTTTTGATTGTTCAGCGTTTTTATTCAAATATTCATCCACATCAAGGGTTTCAATTCTTTTTTCTCGTGAATTCATGCAATATTCTGCAACTTTTTCATAATTTGCTTCTTTCCATGCATTTTTCACAGCAATTCGTTCTGGTTTTTTATCATTTTTTCTTGCAATGACAAGGCGGTGTTCTTTGTCACGGTTCAAATCATTGCGTTTGAATGATTCACGACAGTTTTTACATGTTTTTGTTTCCACTCCTTTATCACCATTGAAATCTGTTTTTGGGAATTCTTTGCAACAAACAGAACATATTTTATTTGTTTCAATGGATGGGGTGGTTGTAATAACATCATTACGTTTTTTATGGTCATTTTCTCTATCCATTTTCAAACATTCTTGACATTTTGTAAAACCATACGACATGTCTAATTTTGTTCTGCATCCACGAATGTAATTTACACATGTTTTTTTGTCTTCTTCATATGTTTCATCTAAAAATAAATGTATTTGGTGTTTTTTGCAATATTTATTTTCTTCAGAACGTTTGAAATTGCATGTTTCATTTGCACATTTTATAATTTTATCACGACATGATTGGCATTTGTCTGCAACAAATTCATTTTTACAGTGCATTTGTTTGCACAATTTACAACATTGCAAATTTTCCGTCATTTCCTTTGTATATAAACAAAAATATTGATGTGTTTTGCAATACAATGTATTTTCCACAATTATACGAGGACAACGATTGTTATTTTTGTTTGTAGCGTGACATTTTTCTTTTTGCATTTTTAGTTTGGTCAGTTCAGTTGTTTTGTAAGACAGACAATAAATGTGATGAATTTATTTTATAAAATGTATAAAATCAATTTTATAAAATTAATTCATATGAGTTTTTAACTTTGTGTATTTTAATAATGTTTTAGACAACATAAACAAGTATAAAATTATATCTTTTGTATTAATATATAATTTCATATGACAACAACAAATTATAAAAAAAACGGCACAGATATTGGGACTTTATTTTGCGACTTAACAAATAATCAAACAATAAATGGAACGAAAACATTTAGTAGTATAAATTGTCAAAATATAACCCCAACGGGTGGATATGGAATCATTAATTATGGTCACCAAGATGTGAATGGGAATTGTTTGTATTCTATAGGAAATCGAATAGAACATTTAGTTCCTAACAATATTTCTTCTTCTTCTGGTTCTCTTGGACGTGAGCATTCCTTTGAATTGAATTTTCCAATACCTTCAGAAATTTATATTGATTTCCAAAACCCTGATGTTGACCATTTAATTCAATGTAGTATATATTTACCAAATTTGAAGAATTATTATGCAACGAATGGATTATATCCAGATATTTCTGTTCGATTTCGTTTAGTAAATTGTACTTCTGAATTTAATTTTATCTTTTTTAAGAGTAGAACTACAATATATCCCCCCACGACAGATCATGAAGGAGAAATTTATAATTGGAATAATGCTTTTTATAATAATACGTATGATGATACAAGTCAACCAAATGCTGCCTCAGATTACAAAGGGTGGATCATGAATACACATCAGGCAAATTTTTTAAGTTTTCGATTAGTTTCTTACAAACTACAATATTATCTTTGCTTAAGTTAGTTAGTTAGTTAGTTTTTTCTAAAATAGTCAATTAAATCTTGTTGTATTTGAACGTTAATTTCTTCTTTTGACATTGTTTCTCCTAAAACGCGTGTATAGGAGTGGAAGTGATAATTTAAACGTCGCATTTGTTAAACCACACTCAACACAAGTATTGTACAAAACATACTTTGGTGAAAATAACAATGATTTAAAATATGTTTTTTAATATATAGGGTGAAATGAATAAAATACAAATATGTGCAATTTTATTTTTTATTTTATTGTTTTTTTTTTGAATATTTTAGTAAGTGTAAAAAACAAAGAAAATTTTTATGAAAACCCCAAATGGATAATTGTATTGACGACATGTGTTACTCCAATTGCATATATTCGCAATGAAACTGAAATTAATGAAAGAAAACAACAATATGAAAATTCCATTCGTGATTGGATAAATAAAACAACATATCCAATATTTGTTGTTGAAAATTCAGGACATGATTTCAAGAATTTACAAGAAGAATTTAAAAATAAGAACCGTTTATTTGTATATTCGTATAAAACAACTGAATCTGTCACAAATTCAATTGGAGAACATAAAAGTCTTAAATATGTATTGGACAATGCACAAAATAATGAAGAATATAAAAAATGTCAATATATTTTAAAGGTTACTGGTAAATATTTTCTACCAAATATTGAAAATGTATTGAATGATAAAACAAAACCAGAATATACTATTTATTTGCAAAAATATAGAAAAACAAATGTAGTTGACCCAGAACAAAATTACCAAAATAGTGAATATTTTGGAATGCACAAAAATACATTCAATGAATTTATTTATGACTCAAAAATAGATGGTAAATATTCAATGGAACGATTTTTACATGACTTTAGTGAAAAACAAAAACAATACATAACTGTATTGGGAACATTTAAAAATGAAAATAATATTAAACGTACAGATGGGTCTTTACTAACAGAACTATTTAGTTCATGGAAGTAAATAAAAGCAAACAAAACAATCAAAGTTAAGGTTTGGGACATGTTTTTTTGGTTTTTTTTCGGTTGGTTTTTCGGGGTTTTTTTTTAATTTTTTTTGTTGGTTGTCCACATTTTACTGTATTTTCCGTTATTAAATTTAAATACACATCTTTATCTGCAAATTGTTCATTTACAATTCTATCAATTGTTTGTTCATTGACAAAATTTCGCAATATTAATCCTTTCATTGAAATTTTTTTTTGTTCATCTTTTGTAAAAATGTTGTTGGTTACATTAATAACAACAAAATTTGTTGCTAAAAATATTTTCAGTTCCAAAAGTGGAACTTTAAAAAATATGGAGGTGTTAAATGTCACAATATTTTCATTGCAATTTGTTGTGACAAAATAGTTTATTTCTCGTAAGGATAAAACAACTATTTTTTGAACAAGTGTT